CAGTGGATGTGCTTCCCTTGCACGGATGAACCGGAACTGCTCCGAAGCCGGGAACGGTCTGGTACTTATGCGGATAGAAAATACCTGTTTTCTGTGTGCTTCCGTCATCGTTAAGCATCTTCGGAAGGCTGATGCCTGTATCCTGGTATTTTGCTCCGGTCACATCGTAGGTGTAGTTCTTGCTGACCTTGTATCTGCCATTCACGAGCAATGTGTACGGGTCACGCATCCACTGCTGATATGTTCCAAGGACGATGGAGTGGAAGATCTTGTTGAGTGACTTCGCATCCTTTGTTCCGTAGAACTGTCCGCCACCTACGACTGCGTTCTGCTTCACTCCGTTGGTCGGCGCAAGGCTCGCATCGTATCCGCTTGAATTTCCATAGCCGTATGCTTCCTGTGAGTTCGTGCTCTTTGCGAACATGATCAGAAGGTCAGTGATTGTCTGAACAATTCCGCCACCGAGGAATGCTGCACGGCTTGAGAAGTTTGCGATTGCAGTATGTTCTTTATCCGTTGTGTTATTGTAGCAAGGCTGCAGTCCTGCCAGAGATACCATCTTCGGTGTGGAGGTGTCTGCTCCGAGGATTGAACCGTAAAACATCGGAATCCATACACCCTCCAGTACATTGTTGCTCGGATCTTTAAATCCGACAGGCTCGAATCCGTCTCTTTCCCTCATGGAGAATTTAACGACACGGTCATTGCCGAGCATATACTCCTGTTTGTAAATTCTGGCAAGCCATGAGAACGCTCCGCCGTTATAGCTTGTGTTGGAAACATCCGAAGCAGTACCGTCCTCTTTCTTGGTGTAGTCGTTCTCGTCCAGTCTGTAGTCTGGTGTTCCGTCTGCCCTTACCATCCACGGCTTGTTTGCCACGATGATTGGGAAGTCTGCCCAACTGTTGAGTGTCATTGCTCCGGTGTCCTTGTTGAGTGAAATCGGAGTGAAGTCTTTGTTCTGTCCGATGTATTCGATTCGTGCTGTCGGACTTAAAACATCCATGTGCTCAATAAAGCCATAGATTCCGTCTGCGGATAAAATCGCATAGCACTTGTCGAGGGTTTCCTTGTCTGCGATGTATGTCTTTCCCATTATTCCTCTACCTCCTCGTAGTATAAAAGTCCTTTATCCACACCAAGCACATACTTATCCCCAGTGGTCTGGTCGTAAAGGTACATACTGTTTGGTGTTACGATAGTTACATCTGTTGCGTTGGCGACCTCTGTTAAGAAGTCCATGGTAATCGTGGACGGGAGGAGGTCGTTGTAAGCGGGCATATAATCCCACTGGTTTGCTACTCCGACTGCCAGTGCGTAGAGGATTTCCCCCTCGTCCGGGTCCTGTGCATAAATGCCGACCTCTTTCACGTAGTAGCCATTCTTAAGGTTTCCGGTGTCCTGCTTGTTTGTGATGATAAATTTCACATATACATTGGACTGGTTCTGGGTCGTCACTGTGATCAGTGCGAACTCCTGCTTCTTGGATTTGAGAGCAGTTCTGTTTGTGAGTGCTTCGCCATCTGAATATGATCCGTCTCCGGTTGCGGCCTTGGTCAGTTTGATTGTGCATCTTCCTGCCTGTGCCTTGGCGAGCAGGGCGATTCCTTTGGCTGTCAGCACTGCTTCTTTGAATACTCCTGCCATCGTTGTTCCTCCTTTATGTTGTTATTTTGGAATGTGATGTCATTCCCACTGCCACCCTCGGCACAGTGCCGTGTACGCTTGCCTGTGTTCGCTGTGCTCCGTTTAGAATTGTGGTCTTGGTGTTTCTTACCACTATCGCTGCAAAACCGCTCACACCGCCCGACAGCGTGCCTGTGCGTGGGTTGACATTATTCCCGATAGTCTCATGCGGGGAACTTACTGCACCTGCGGCAGCGTTCCCTTCCATGCCAATATCTCCGGTGCGTCCTTCCGGGTGATTCGTTACCGTTCTGGACGGTGCGGAGGTTACGGCTGATGCGGCCGTCTCCTGCATGGTGTAATTGTTCGTGGTCTGGTGGTGGTTCAGTACCTGTTCTTTCGGACTGCTGACCACCCCGGATGCCACCGTCTCATGCATCTCCATTTCTCGCTCCACCAGTATCCTGCGGATATGGGAGCGGGTGTTCTTTACTCTCTGAATGATGGAGAGGAAGTAATTTGCCATTTCCTCTGTCATTCTGGCATTGGTTATGATGTCAAATGTTCCGGGTGTGTATGGACCCTCGGTGTAATCGAACCATTCCTCTGTCCTGCCCTCTCCGAATACAATCTCTATCAGTTCTGATACCGCACTCGGAGTTCCTGCCTTGGTGTGCCACAGGAGCGTCCTCTTTATGATGTTGCGTTTGGTTTCCAGATTCATGCTCTCCTGGTAGTATGGCGTCCTTAATTCTACCGCCAGTACATCCAGTATTCGCTCCGGCAGTTCATCAATGACTGCCATGGTTCTGGTATGTGCTGCCAGTCGGAGCATCCTCTGGTGTTCCTGCTGCACTGCGTAGGAAATGCAGCGCACCTCAGTGCTCTGTGCTATCTTCCATGGCAGGAGGTCTGTGATCTGTCCGTCATATAAACTAATCATTTTCAACACCTCCGTATGTCACGGTCTGTGTTCCTATCCTTGCGACACTGGTATCCGGTACGGTCGTAAATACCGGGGAGGTTATCTCCGCCCTCTTTGCTCCGGCCGCCACGATCCGCTTCATGAGTTCTGAAGGGTTGATGTCTCTGCCGATGGTTCTGGTCTGCCATTCGATGTAATCAGCCACCGCCTGTGCCACCTCTGCCTGTATTGTTCCTGCCTTGGATTGGTCGCTCAAATTTACATAGTATGTGAATGCAATGTTGAATTTGACCGTCTCTGGGGCGAGCACGGTTACCTTGTCGGTAAGTGGGCGGAT